GATGAAGGCTTGTATGATCTGATCAGCACTCTCGGCATCACCAAGGATTGCATCACGGGTCATCGAGATAAGACTGTCTAGCTCGTCTCGATTTATATAGCCGCCTTCCTGCATATTCCTAGTTGCGCCAAGGATCTTGTCCACCTGCTGCATCATCTCGGAGTAGGAGTTCATATCCATATTGCCGCCCTGCTGCTCAGGCTTGAGAGTTTCCAACGTGCCTCTGGCAAACGCCTTGTCTCTATCGCTTGAGTCTGGATCTCCCAATATTCTTTGGGCTTCCAAATAGCTTTCGGTCTCGGTCAGCAAAGCGCCGCCCTGTGGCTTGGGTTCTTCTTCTTTCTCGAACAGACCAGCTATACCAGCACCGGCGTCATACATTATGTTCTCAAGTGCGCCGTGGACATCGCCGCCAAGAAAGCTGGGATAAGGAATATAGTCAGAAACTTTACGACCACTTTCCCTTCTCTCAGCCTGTCGTTGCTCTCGGTCTTCTTTGAGATCTCGATCAAGTTTAGAGAGAGTCTCAAGTAATCCACCGTCAGCCTTCTCGATTACGCCTCGGCCAATCAAGATGTCTTCCTGAGTAACCTCTCCGTCACCGCTGAGGTCTGGGAACTTGCCACCCTTAGCCATACCTACAATACCGCCAGCACTAGCAGCCATACCAAGAGCAGCGGCAGCGTCCTGTGCGCTACCAGCAGGGGCGCCAAACATTTGATCTAACTGTGAGTAGGAAATGCCCCTTGCTTGTGCATACTCAAGGGTCTCTCTAATCTGGTCAACAGGAATCTCAACGCCAGAAGAATAAAGATCCATAGCTATGGTGATAGGGTTGACGCCCTGCCCCTCAGTATCATCTTGTGAGGTAACGGCCCCGCTAGATCTGGCAGTATTTCTCGCATCTTCAACAGACGCGGTAGTAGTGCCAACGGTTCCTGTGGCAACCTGCTGCCTTTCTTGATCGGATAAAGTGGAATTAGCAACTGGTCGTTTACTTTCCTTAATATCGTCCAAGATGCGCTTGGTTTCGTTTAGCAGAATGCCAAATGCTTCAGATATATCACTGGCAGAAACGAGGCCAGCTTCATACGCATAGTAAACCCGATCAATTTCAGCCTGAGAATAGTCCCCGTCACGCTCTATATCAGGGAAAAGACGTTGTTCCGTTGTGGTAGAAGTAGGCTCAGAAGCCCCGGCAGTAGAAGATCCGGCAGTAGGAGCAGGCTCAACAATGCCAGCAGCAGAGCCACCAGCTCCCTCTATCTCTCCCAATATTCTTCTGACATCGCTTTTTGGAATACCGAAGTAATTAGATATTCCAGTAACACCCATACGTCCAGATTTATATAAATCGTAGACTTGCTGCGCTTCAGCAGAAGTGTAATCTTGGTCTACCGGAATACCGCCAAAATATTGACCAGCTAAATAATTTCTTGTCTGACCAAGAGGAGTGCCAAATATCCTCGCAACTTGCTCTGGGCTATAACCGTATTGGTTTGCCACTCCATAATATTGCTGCAATAAAGAGTCGCTTAAATCACCGGCGCTAGGGTCAAATGCACCTACCCCATAGGTTTCAGAAAGATACTGGTTGTACAAGTTGTAAGCGACATCCTGTGGCACACCGAGCTGAGATGCTAGAGAATTGATGTCGTACTGGCCCGATATAATAAGATCCATCGCATTTTCTATATCGGCCTGAGAAAAACTTAGATCACCTCCAGCATATAAGGGAAGCCCGGTTACAGGGTCTACACCGCCAACAGGTGTTGGAGTAGGTGTCGGAGTTGGGGTTGGTACAACAGGAGCTGGCGCACCGGGTGCTGGTGCAGGGACGCCGGGAGGCTGGTATCCAGTGCCATATACGCCCGGAAGAAGAGCTAAATAATCTTCGTAACGAGGATCTCCGAAGTACAGATACTCTGGGCCAAAGCCGGGACGGTAGCCCGGAGGAGGCATATTCGCTGAATACTGACTGCCCGTTAATATTTCCTGCTGTCTTCTAGCTGCCTCACCGCCCAGAACTTGTCCAACACCAAACCCAGCGCCGCCATAAGTAATAGGATTAATTCCTCCGCCGCCCGGAATATTCCTGTCACCACCGCCAGCTTCTCCGGCTACAGGTATTACATTACCGTATTGATCGAAAGTCATAGGAATATCTCCAGCCGCACCGGGGTATATCTCATCTCTGCCAGAGGTGAATTCTGTATCTTCGGCCATCTCTAGCTCCTATCCGCTGAACGCGCTTAGACCGGGCTTTTTAAATACACCGGCAAATGGATTTCTTGGTTGTGCCAAAGAGGCAGCGCCAGACATAATGCCTCGTTGCCTATCTAGCATTCTTTGTCTCTTAGCTTCTTGCTCTCTACCTATAGCGTTCTGCCTCTCCATCGCATCCATCTGCGCCAGATTGCCAGCACCAATAGCAGTTGGAAGAATGTTGGAAGGCTTCATCATTTCTGTGCCAAAAGCCTCAAGACCTTCTTCGCTAAAAACAGAACCGATTTGTTTTGCAGGACTTAACCCTAATCTTTCCGTATCCAAAGCCTGTCGCGCTCCCTCTGACCTGCCAGCGGCTTTCACAAACTCAGCTTGCTCAGGAGAAAAAGGAGTTAACCCCATCTCTAAGGCTTTACCTTGAGCAACATCTGGGGTGGATCTTGCTAATACATCTCCCAAGGTCGGAGTTGCTTGAGTTCCTAAAGCCTCTCTAGCTGCATCGACAGCCTCAGTAGCCTTCGCAACCTCAGCAGTTTCTTTCCCTAAATTAGCCACATCACTGGCTGCACCCAGAGCCTTGCCTATTCCAAAGCTAGTGATACCAGCCATAATGCCTTTCTCAAGATCTCCCTCAGCAACACCAGTGACCAGACCAGATGTTATAGCGGAAGTTACGCCCGGAGCGGCAGCAGCGGCACTAGCCAGCCCACCAAGACCAGCCTTGGCTAGAAGGGCGGGGGCGGCCTTAGCCAGCAGGGGGGCCAAGAATGGCAGGAAAGCCTCTGGCTGGCCCGTGACGGGGTTTCTGGTTAGCTTGCCAGTGGGGGACAAGGCCGCAATTCCCTGAACCTCAGCCGGGTTCATATGAACCAGCATCGAGTCACCGTACCTACCGTACCTAGCTAACTCGTCTGCATTTCTTTGCAACGGGGGCATTCTATTCATCAACTGGTCTCCACGCCGAACACGCTAAAACTGAAATCGGTTGAGCTGGCATATACTTTCATAACATCGCCCTGCCCCAACGTAATACCTATGACTGCTGTCAAAGTGTCATTAGCGTTTACTTGCTTATCATAATATAAAAATTGTTTGTTATCTGCCCCAGCATTATCGACATGAATGCTGAGTCTGAATGTCTGTGCGCCCGCATTTCTGTTGCAGGCAACGAAAGAACTGACTGTTGTCACGGTCAAATCAGGGACTGTGTACAGAACCTCGGTGGTTGTAGCTGCTGCGTCAAGCTGACCCAGAACCTTTATAACGTCTGTCATTTAGCACCCATAAACATGAACTGATACTTCCTTAGAGAAAGCGAGGTGTCCTTGTCGTTCTGATTGGATATGACGTTGATCGTATCTTGAACCTCGTTAAAGGACTTCTCTATCAATCTCCTAGTGGTAAGCTCGTTGTTGTAACTGTAATCCACATCCGCAATGGGAAGAATGACATTTCTTTGTTCGGCCATTACCTTCTCCCATCAGATCTAACGTCAAATCTCAAATCACCAAGTGTCCAGCCGTACCCGGTTCCAGTGCCTTCTATCCTGACAACAGTCTCTCTAGCCCTTGTCCTTACATAGGACTGCTGAGTATTCTCAGTAACAAGAGAGGTAGAAAGAGTCTGTTTGTTTTCAAGAGGAAAATCGCCACCCTTAAGAATCACGTTAATAGCAGCAGAGGAGGAAGCCCCTCTAAATTCAAAGTCAGGAATCATTCTGGTAACGAACATAAACTGCTCACCATCACCAAGCTCTATCCCACCAGACTCTATGTAAGAGTTCATAGCCTCTCCATCAGCATCAAATCCGTTCTCGTGATAATAAAGATAGTTATCAGTATTTCCGGTGATGTTAGATGAAGCTATCGGGAAGTTACGAGTATTCGCAGATATCCAAGCGCCTCGATCTAAAGTTCCAACAGACCAAGAATTTTCCACATAGTTATAGGTGACATAATTAGTGCATTCCGTATCACCAGAACCTATAGGGTAAAACCAAGTAACCTCAGAAAAATCTACGCTGGTTGTGGCAAATACTTTATATATCTGCTCTTGATTGATATTGCTGAATACATAATCCAAGACAGTGCAAACCAACCTTTGAATCGCCCCGTTGTAAACGTAGAAGCCACCTCGATCCATAAAGTAAACCGAATCACCAGCACTAGTTGCAGCTTTGGGAGCAACCATAGAAAATTGCTCACTGATAAGAGAAAACTGATAAGTAAATGGTGAGCCGGAATACCGCATTGAGTGGATGCTGCTATCAGTAAACACCAGTATTTCTTGTCTTGTTTTAATAGCGCCAATGATCAAAGATCCTGTTGGCAAAGAAACGCCACCTGACGTATTGGTTGCGCTTGGCGTCCAATCAAAAGGATTCTCTTGATCAGACCATCTGATAAACAAAGGGTCTATAAAGGAAGAACCAATAGGATTAGTACCAAAGGCTATAGTATGTCTGTCGGTGTCAGAAACCATAACCTGAAGAGCAACCGTAGGACAGTTAGAGGCAGATGGGTTGCTTGCAAGAGTAGTTGCCCTACTAGATAGCCCCGCGCTCTCGTCCCAGTAATATAGATCACCTCCTCTTACGTTAAATATAAGATCACTACCAAAAGTGTCTTCACTATATAGACGCAACTGATTGCCAGAAGAAATCGCAGTTGATCCTCCCCAAGCTGAAGTACCCCAAGTTCCAGCACCGTAACCGGATGCAGCTACATAGGTATCTAACCCAACATTGATTTGATACGCCCCAACCACAGACGCTCCGCCGTTGCCGGTGTCTGATGCGTTAGCTAGAACTGTACTGCCACTGGTGTCTTTGGCCTCTATGGTATAAGAGTTACTATCAATAATCGTAGCTATCTCATACTCTTGATTTAAAACTGCGGCAGTTATATTGCCGCCCAAGCTGACAGCGCCGGAGAAAGTGACAAAGTCGTTCTGCTGTGCGCCGTGATTAGTGTCAGATACCGTAATAGTTGCATCGCCATTTACAGCAGCAAAGGTAACATCACCAGCGGCAGTAGTTTCTCTTATGGGAGTGATGTCATAATACTCATCACCCTCATTAATGTAATACTTTACTGTAGTGCCAATACCAAGATACGGAGTGCCGGTGCTAGTGGCCCAATCGTGAATAGATCTACAAACGCCAATAAATGTATTGGTTGAATATTTCTGCCAGCCGCCTATCTGTTCCGGGCGACCTTTTCTAAATCTTATTTTATCGGAATCGTACCAGCCACTATCGGCTGTGTATTCTGTACCTTCCTTATTTACACCCGGAGCAAACTTGTACTTAACCAGCATATCGCAAACCTATTCAACATACTCGCCACTTTTCAAAAGGTCGGTGACCTCTAGAGATCTCCCCTTAACCTGCCTCGCCCATTTTGAATCTAAAAATTCTGTAGAGGCTTTGTCGAAGTTGCCTTCTTCCATAGCGGCTATAGCGTTCTTAAAACCTCTAAACCTTGTAGCGCCAAGGTTAAAAAAGATATCAATAATTGCGTCTCTTCTTACATCGTCTAGATCGTTGAACCAAGGATATTCGCTAGAGATCTCCTTTATGCAACGCTCTATGTCGTTCTCCAAAAGATAATCAACTTCGTCATCAGACAAACCGATTCCATTCTCGGGATCTATGTTACGCCCTATACCTAGAGTCCAGTATCCTTCAGAACATTTGTAGGCAACATGACGGCCATTGGTTTTTACTTCGCCCTCATGACGCTTTAACATTTCAATTAACTGCTTCATGTTATTTCTTGCCA